ATAAAGAAAACCCTGGGGCGGATTTAACTATTGGCCTATGGGTTGATTTTGATTATTAAAATTTGTGTATACTAATACTATTAAAGAACTAAACCCGACAAGGTAGTAGTGAGAACGGCGCGAGGATTATCCTCCGCCGTTTTTGCTATTCGTAGACAGTTGCGGTACGGACACACAATCACAACTATGATCTAGTCATGAACATGATGGGACTAGACCTTTCGCTAACATCTGCTGGTTATTCTATAAATGGTGAGACTGGCACAATAGCCGTCAAAACAAAAGAAGCAGAACGCCTATACGACATTCGCGAAGATGTTATCAACCTCGTTAGATCACACGATGTAGATACTGTAGTCATTGAAGGGTACGCTTTTGCTGCCCGCAACTCACAGTCGCACAAAATTGGTGAACTTGGTGGAGTTATCAGGCTCGCTTTATACGAGATGGATATCCCGTATGTTGACGTCCCTCCAACTTGTCGCGCAAAATTTGCTACCGGGAAAGGTAACGCATCCAAAACAGAAGTCATTTCTGCTGTTTCGGCACGAACAGGGATTGTTTGGGTTGGCAAAGGTACCGATGACATGTGTGATGCGTGGCTTTTGGAGCAAATGGGCTTGACGGCGCTCGGTTTATCGCAGTATGATTGGCCCAAATCAAGCACAGATGCCTTGAAAACAATCGACTGGTCATCTTTGACTCGGGGAAGCGATAATGAGCATACGGAGTAACCCAATTAGTCAAGTCGACATTGAAAACGAAATTCTTCGTTTAATTGACATGCTTGAAGAAGAAACTGAAGCATTTGGCAAATTGGCCGAAGATGCCGCCAAAAAGGAAGCCCTATACAAGCACAGTTGGGCCAAAGAGTACTTGGCGGCCAAGGGGTCGATTAAAGAGCGTGAGGCGTGGGCTGAGTACCTTCTGGCGGACCAGCAGTTCGATTATAAGATGTCCGAAGGTCTAGTTAAAGCAAAGAGGGAGAAACTTCTTTCTTTACGAACCTCAATTGATGCCATGCGTACGCTTAACGCCAACGTTCGTGCCCAGGTAATGCCGTAGTTAATTCTTTTAGTGTTGGAGAAAAATAATGAAACATAAAGTTGATCCGTCGCTTCAGTCTCTTATGGTCGATGTGAATACCTTACTCCCACTGCCAGGGAACCCTCGTAAAGGTAACGTTGACTCAATTATGGCTTCATATGCGGAGTTTGGTCAAGTGAAACCAATTGTAGTTCGCCCCAATGGTGACGGCACCTCAACTGTTATCGCAGGAAACCACCAATTGTTGGCTGCACAAACACTTGGATGGACACACATCGCTGCCGTCCCATTTGAAGTTGACGTCAACCGGGCAATCGCATTTGCTTTAACCGACAACCGCACCAATGAACTCGGTCACTCCGACCAAGAGTTAGTGAGCGAAATGCTAGATGACATTATTTCCGATTATTCCGATCTAATGGCAGATTTAGGTTGGGACGAAATGGAATTGGCTGCCATGGACGAGTCAATCCAATACAACTCGCACACAACCTCTGATTCTAATGGAAACATCTATGTACCGCCAGTTTTGCAACCGTTGAGTGACCTTGGTGCAACCATTTTGTCATCTTTAGTTCGTGAGGATGATGAGGGGGAGCGCAGGATTGTTGCTCCGCGAGATATGGATCATAACGAAATTGCCATCAAGGGGAGTACTGTCGCCACCCCTGAAGCAGCGCCTCGTGCCGTAGTTCAATACACTATTGTTTTTGATGATCCCGACCAGCAGCGACGTTGGTATGATTTTATTCGTTGGATAAGAAACGAACCTGCATATGATGGCAGTACGACGTCAGAAAAACTTATTTCTTTTATAGATGCCCATTCAGAAATTTAAATATCGCATACAGTTAAATTAATAGAATGGAGTATCTTATGTCTAGTGATGCTGAATATATTCTGAGGTCTGTACAAAAAGAAATGTACACACTGGAAGATGAAACAATATACTTGCGATCCCGCATTAAGTCTCTCGAAGAAAAAATTGAAGCGTCAAATAAACTTTGTGATGAATTAGCACAGTTCATTTACTCCATAGAAGATTTGTTAGATTTCAATAACGAACGCAACGAATTACTCCTCAGATATGAGCAAGAACGCCGATAAAATAAAGTAATCTGTGCACGAACAATCTATTGCTGATAATCTTTCAGCACATACCAATGGAGAGTAGTTCAGTTGGCAGAACAGCGGACTGTTAATCCGCGCGTCGCAAGTTCGACCCTTGCCTCTCCAGCCAAAAACAAACAATGGAGGAATAGACATGGAACCCAATGCATCAGCAATTAAAGAAAATGCTCGCCTAGAATCGCAGCGCAATGCCTATCTTGCTGGCCAGCCTGCTCGTGAATCAAATGAAACATTGAAAGAAATCAAATTTCTTTTAGCAGAGATTTTGGAAACTTTAAAGAAGAATAATGATTGATACTCCCGTTGTTAGGCGCTATCGCACGAACGGTCCTGATGTTGAGGCTGTGCGTTTTGTCCCTTTGAATCAGCGTGAAGTTGCTGATTGGTGCAGTGGCGAACTAACTGTGCTTGCTAAAGACAATGACCCAAATCGGCCCGAATTGGTTATTTCAATGAAAACTGTGGATGGCGAGTTTTTTATTCGTTTAGGCGATCATGTTGTAAAGACTGATAATAATGTTTTCTATCCCTGTAATGATGGTAGATTCAATTCACTGTATGAGGAAATAGAAGATGGCGCATAATGAAGACATCGATAGAATTCGTTATGAATCAACGGTAGAGAGAATACGTAAGTACAAAATTATTGAAACTGATTCTCGTACTTGGTATGTTTTGGAGACCCCCATGGAACAGGTGTGGCCTGGTGGTGACCCTGTTCCTAGAGATAGGGAAACACTCGTTCGTTTTGTGACTAAAGAAGAATATGATAATGGAACTAAAAATTGATGAGATGCTGGCACGTTTTAGGGAACGTGCTGAGGCAGTTAAGAAACGTCCCCTGCCGCCAGTTGCTGGATCAGAGCGAGCCCAATTTGTTGATCAAGCAAAAGTTGATTTTCAAGATTTTGCCATGATTGGTGACTGTGAGTATACGTTTGAAGATGGGATACTTGTTTTGAAATTAGACCTTCGTAAAAAGGATTAATATGGAATATCCCGATTATTTGCAGCCGGTATTGTCGCGCATTAACCCAGAGTACGGCGTTCGTATTTCATGTGATGAGGGTTGGTGGAAACTTGTGTCAATTTGCGATAAGGAACTTTCTTTACTTGATCCTCAGTACACTATTTTTCAAATTAAAGAAAAATTTGGTGGGTTGCGTTATTACTACAGTCCTTCTAATCCGCATAATAGTGAAGGTATGGATTTGGTTGTCCGTAAGTACGAGAAAATTTGCAGTATGACTTGCGAGGTGACTGGCGGTCACGGTTATTTGATGAGGAATGGTTCGCGTGGTATGGCGCAACTTAAAACTTTGAACGAAAGTTTTTTACAACAAGGCTGGACAAAGGTCGACGCAACTGATACTGTTGAGACCAATGTTACTAAACTGCAAAAATAGGGGAACATCATGACGCGTCAGCGCATGTTTCTGGATATCTCATGCGTAGAAGCGGCCCGTCAAAGAATTAGGCACGTATACGACACTTTTGACACTGTCTGCGTTCAATTCTCTGGTGGTAAAGACTCAAGCGCAGTTTTATATCTTGCTAAAGAAATTCATGAAGAACGTGGCCTGGGGCCTGTCAAAGTTATTTTCCGAGATGAAGAAATGGTTAGCCCATTTGTTCTTGATTACATCAATAAAATCAAGAATTATGACTGGGTAGATTTTGAATGGTATTGCTTGCCCTATGGAACCGAAGTATGGGTGTTGGGTCGACGTCAATCCATTATGATTTGGGGTGAAAAACGCATCAAAGAAGGACGCACCTGTAGGCCTTTGCCTGATGACGTAATTACTGGATACCATTTTGGCTTAGATCATTCAACACCAATGACTAACCATATTGATTACTACACCATGCAGGGCAAGAAAGGTAATGTTGCTTTCTTGACTGGTGTTCGTGCTTCTGAGTCAATGATTAGATATCGTTCCTGTGTTCAAAAACTGCATGAAAACTATATTGTTACGCCATATAAGAGCAAAAAGGGAATCCCTCTTAAGATGGCTAAGGTGATTTACGATTGGCAGACGGATGACGTTTTTAAATTCCTCAACGAGGAGCACGGTGCTGATTATTGCGAGTATTACGATGTTGCGGCTTTGACTGGTTCTAATACTCGTGTGGGTATTCCGTTGCACTCTATTGCTATTCGTAGGATTGGTGATTTAGTTGCTACGGAGCCCGAGTTTTATGATCGCTTGTGGGACTGTTTTCCTGAGATTGATGCTCAGCGTCGTTGGTGGTCTGAATATGATGTCGAGAAAGTTATTGCGATGTTTGCTGCCGAGGGTTGGAATGGTGTCATGCGGGCGATTGATACTTTCATGATTGGTGAGACGAAGAGGAGTCGTGCTTTGTCTTTTTCTGCCGAGTTTAGGAAGAAGAATGCGAAGGACCCGTATTCTTATCCAATTGAGTGGCTTATTAGGAATATATTTTTGAATGAGTTGTCTGGGATGTCGGTTAGTCCGGTTGGTCCTGGTACTAGGGCGCATGCGTTGCGTGTTGCTGCTGCTAAACAAGATGAGGATGTTGTTTTTTATGAAGATTGATTTTGTGGCTATTGGTGATTTGAGTGTTCCTTCTTGGAATACTGTTTATATTTTGCGTCCTGATTTGCTTGTTTTGGCTGATTCTTTGTCTTCTTTTGGGATTATGTCTCCTTTGGTGGTTCGTAAAGAAGATAATTCAATTATTGATGGTAGTCAGAGATATAAACTAATTGCAGGAAACAAAAATCTGTCAGCCTTATTCCCTGATGGTTTGCCTGTGACGTATGTGGATTGCGATGAACTTGATGCCATGGTTCTCCATGTTCAAATGAACCGTGGTCGTGGGAATATGGTTGCGAAACAACTTTCATCTATTGTCCGACTTTTGAAGAAAAGCCGTAAGTTTGATGAAAAAGATTTTGTGAAGCGTTTTTGTATGAAATTTGATGAGTTGGAACTGATGATGAACCCAACAATCATCAAACAACGAAAAATATCAGAACATAATTATTCTCGGGCGTGGGTTCCGGTTGAGGCACCTCCAGGGACTGTGGATAAAATGCCCATTGTTGCAGAGGCGCCGCCAAATCCTGATAGATAATCGTGGTAGAATAAAAACTGCACATACATAAAGGATGGTTATTATGCGCAACATTCGTAACATCGGTTGGATTAAGGTTCAGCCTGGCACAACAGCAGATATTGACACTGGACGTACTCCTGGAAGAATTCGTCGTGCTGCACGAAATCTTTTTCAGCGTCGTCGTCGTCGTGCTGGTCGTGGTGTGAATCCGACTGCTCGTCTTCGTGACATTATCCGTAGTGGCGGACGCTGATAATTCGTAATATTCTATTTACAGGATGGTGAGTTATGCTGGTTAGTGTCAATGATTTAACCACATATATGGACATCCGCTTCTCACTACGCCAACAAGATGCGGCTGAAATTGTGTTGGCTGGACTTCAAAGTGAATTGGAGTCCTTTTTACGACGCCCAATAGAAGTCCAAAACTTCGTAGAAGAATACGTCATCCCCTCAGACTACGTCGGAATGCCCACATCATCATTCTTTTACAACACATCCCTAGACACAACCATGTCACCAATCTCCTACTCGCAACCGCCATCAACAATCGGCGTCAGAAACTCCCCAATCGTAAAAGTCAACAGCGTATTCATCAAAAACTGGTCAGTCTCTGGACAATACATGAGTGAAGCAATGGAACGTTCGGCGACAGTCACGGCAGTCTCACAAGTAGGCACAAAAGTTACTTACACCGCAAGTAGTCATAAATTTACACGCGGCCAAAGAGTGACCATCAAAAGCATGGTACCGATTCTGTACAACGTAGTTGCTCGTGAAATAACCGAAGTAACAACAAATACATTCTCCGTTATTGACATGCCAGCATCAATTGGTGCAATGACAGTAGGCGGCAGCGCCATAGCAACAGGAAGCGACTATGTGATTCGTCGTTTTGGCATTGATCTTTATCGTGGATTTGCTAACGACGTTGTCACAATCGACTACGAGGCAGGCATCGATGGTACTGAAATAGCAATATTTAAACTGCTGATTCTCCGTGCCGCAGTACGAGAAATGCAAAACATGCACGACGATGTCGTTGGTGTTAAAGACCTCAATACTCGCAATGTCGCACCATTGCAAACAGGTTTCATGGATTCAGAATTAATGACCGTTAAGCGTTATCGCCGAGTGAGGGCTGCATAATGGCCAGGCCATTAGTTGTCGAAATTACTTCTAGGCTTCAAAATCCTCAAGGTTTTGACAGAATTGACGACATGCAAAGACGCATGAAATCATTCCGACCAATATTTAATGATATACGCAGCGACCTAGAAAAAGAATGGTCGAATAACTTCAAAACAGAGGGCGGAAATTATGGCGGATGGAAACCTTTAAGTCCAAAGTACGCAGCATGGAGAGGTTCCGCAGGGCCTATTTTGATTCGTAGCGGGCAACTATTTAACAGCGTCAGAAGTCTTCATGGTGCACCAAACGACATCAAAGATGACGAAGCGTATTTTGGCACTAATATTGAATACGCCAAATTCCATCAATACGGAACAACAAAAATGCCTAAACGCCCAATCATTTTTGAACCCAATAATGTTGCCGATAAATGGGGCAAGTGGGCTGTGAAATATATTGCTGATGGCGAAACTTTTGGAATTAAGGGATAAATATGCCCGCCCCACTAATGCACGGATCACATTTTGCAAAATCATTTGTAAACAACTATTTATCTTACGATATTCCAACTAGGATAGTGGCATACCGAAATGGCTGGGGTCTCGATGATGCAACACTCCCAACGCCAATCAAATTTCTTACCTACGAACCATTAGCAATGGACGAATGGCCCACCATTATCACGGTTGCTATTTCCACATCATATTTTGATCGTCTGGGCTTTATTGGCTCAGACCCCGAATATCGCGTTGCTTACAATATGCGAACTTATGTTTGGGTTCGAACAGAAGGTTCTGAAGAAACAACACTCATGCGTGACAGGCTGTCCGCCATTCTTCGTTCATCCTTACTTGACTACCCCTCGATGAAATTTGTAGACCCCCGCCAGACATTCAAGGCAGAGATTGAACAAACGTCTTTAAGTGAAGAGTATTCTGATTTAACCCTCCTTAAAGGTGATAGGGTTCTCGCTGGAGCATATTTGGGATATACAATTTACATGAACGAAGTTGTCTCTCGGGCAGATATTGCAAACCTCGACGAGGTTGATATTACCTTCAACCTAAGTGGTTTGGGTGTTGACATCATAGACTAGGCTATTATTTACTAGAAACTAAGAGGTTTTATATGAATAACTCATTTTTCAGAGTCGCAAATGACACAGATTTTGTTGACTTTACGTCCAAAGGCATGAATGTATACGTTAATTTGGCAAACACAAATTTAAACATTTTTGGCAACCACGTAATGTCAGGCGAAAAATTTGCGGTATCAGAAATTAACTCAAACCTTGAACGCTATCTACGAAAAGGTTTCGCAAAACTTGTAGCAAACGCAATTTACGCTGCAGAAAACACCGCAGAAACCCCAGAAACCACAGAAGCAACCAAACAAAAGAAAAAGAAAACAACAGAATCAGAAGCAATAAGCCAAGAAAACACTGAAGCAGAAGAAATTCCCGCAGCAACCGAAACACCCCAACCGCAGGAACAAGAAGCAACCGAAGAACAAACAACAGCAGAAGAAACACCAGAAACCAGCAAGAACATATAAATACGATAAAAGTTTTACTCTGCAGTTACATTAGAGAACACTAATAATTAGATACAATACAAAGTACTGGCAGTATTTTCAGCCGGTCTGAGCGATGAGGTAGGAAGGTCCTATGCCCGGAATTAACATTAGTACCGCTGTACGAACAGGTCCCACAACGACAACCGTACGCGAGTCATCACAAGCATTTTTTGTAGGAAAAGCCTTCCGCGGACCCACCGACGTGGCCACACTAATCACCGGAATGGAACAATTCGAACTCCATTATGGTGGATACGTCAATGGGAACTACCTGTATTCGACCGTTGAAACTTTCTTCGAAGAAGGCGGCTCGCAATGCTATGTCGCTCGCGCTCTCGCTTCAGATTCGGTAGCAGGACGACTTTCCCTTAAAAACAACTCGAATTCGGCCACAGTCATTACCCTTATCGCAGTTGGTGGAGGAACATGGTCATCTGCCGCTGGCGGTGCTGAAAGATTGTCAGCAGTTGTTACAGCAGGCACCGCAGCCAGCACTGCAGTAGTCAAAATATACAAGGGCGGAACACTAATAATGTCTACAGGAAACTGTACGACCAACCAGCAGATCGCCGGAAAAATTAACGTTCATCCCGTTGCTAGCCTTTTGTGCACCGCACAAGTTGTTGCCGGAAAAGAAACAACTGAGTTAGCAAGTGCAGCCGCTGAGAAATATTTTGGTGACAGTTCGGACGTCGATGGTACCGCCGGAACGGCAGTCGCCGACTCCGACCTCGTCGACGCATTGGACTTGTTCCTTGACTCATACGGAACAGGCGTCGTCGCCTGCCCAGAGTCAACAGGGATTAACGACGAACTCATCGCCCACGCAAACTCAATGAACCGTCTAGCCTTCCTCTACGCAGACGCAGGAACAGACCCCAACGACGCCTCGGCATCCGGAGACTACGACGATCTCATCTCTATCACTCAAGGAATCCAAGGAAGCGACAATGCTGAACATGTAGCATTTTTTGCCCCATGGGTTTACGTACCGACAGGTACGCTCGGAGTCAATAGATTAATTCCGCCGGTCGGCTATGCTGCTGGCGCACGAGCACGAGCACACAATAACGTTGGACCCCACCAGCCTGGTGCTGGTGTAACAAGTACCGCACGATTTGTTAATGGTATTGAATTTGCTATTGGTTCAACTTTGGGTGACAGTCTTGATGCCGAATCAATTAATGCGATTCGTATTATTAACAACACTATCCGTATTTATGGTGCACGTTCATGTTCTGGAGACTTGCCAAACTTCCGTTACATTACGTCACAGGACGTTTTGAACCATGTTGTTGTTGAATCGTACCGCAGTCTTGAAGACGTCTTGTTCCGACCAATCGATGCACGAAATGCACTGTTTGTTTCAATCAAGCAGCGTCTTCAGTCAATTATGGAAGAATTGCGCACAATTGGCGCCATTTATCCAGCATTTGACAATAATGGACGTCAAATCGACTATGGATACACGGTCATATGCGATTCAAGCATTAACCCACTCGCCAATTTGGTTAATGGAACAGTGACGGCTCGTGTTGGACTCCGTGTTACTGGAATCGGCGACTCTATTCAAGTTGATATTATTAAATCAAGCCTTACGGCTTCGGTAGTCTGAAAATAAATTCATAGAGGAGAATGCTCATGGCATCAAAAGTTTCTGCAAGGCAAATAGTAGCGACCATCACCCCGAAGGCTGGCACAACTAGTCCCAAGTGGACCGACTTTAGGTTCCCTCAGGTTTCTGGTGGAGAAATCACTGCATCTGTGGAAAAAGTCTACGACGGTGGATCAATGTTCCCCAGCCTACTTTGCGCTCCAGCAGAAATCGGCGATATTTCGCTCACTGCCTATTATGATGACAGTGCAGATGACGGCATAACTGAGGATGATAGCAATATTGCAGCAAAAATCAACGTACTGCGCCAGAGAGTCGGTCGCGCTTTTTATGACATCAACATTTCAGTATATGACTGTGACATTCAGGTCAGGGGCAGTGACCGACAGTACACAAACGCCCTCTTGGTAGCATTGTCGGAGCCAGACGGTGATGCCTCATCTGGCGCTCCCGCCATGTTCTCTATGACGTTCTCTGTGCAGAGCGTCAGCACGCCAGCCAAACCAACGCCGTAGTCATCCTGATAATAATTTTCGTAGTTCCACTACTACAGGAATTGCTGTGCTAGGTTTTCAATCATGACAGAACCCCTATACACAGAAGAAACTACAGAGCCGCAAAAGACCAGCAAGGCATCTAAGTCTGCTGGAGAATCTGCTATCGAAACATCTCCTCTTCAGAGATTGAAGGAGACCATCGCCAAAAAGGTTGAGCGTGCTCATATTGTAATTAATGTTCCGGAACGTCCTGGCGTGCAGTTACGCATTCGCCCGAACATTACCCAACAGCAGATGAAGGCCTGGCGCCGTAATTCTGGTGAAGACACTAAGGCCGGAATGGATGCCAGCAAGTTTGCTTGCTATCTAGTTGGACACACAACCGACGGTATTCTCATTGACGGCGAAGAAGTCTTTGATGAAGACGGTCATGGTCTTAACTTTGCTTCCAGAGAAGTTCTTAAGATGACCGATACGACACGACCTGTCCCTGACGCTGTTCGCGAGTTTTTTGGTGTCGATCCACACATTGAGGCTGCTGCTCTGACTATTTTGGACGCTGCTGGGTATTCGGATACCGTTGATGCCGTGGACCCTACGATGTCGTCTTCGAAGAACTAGTTGACGACCCTTCGGTTATAAGCGCCGCTCGCCTCGGTGAACTCTGGGGTAGTAATCCTTTAGACCTCCTTCGTCTCGATGAAGACGAATGGATGATATTGCTTGCTTGTGCTAAAGTAATACAGCAGGATAATGAGGATCGCGACCGAGAAATGAAAAAACGGAATCCTCGTTAATAGTTATACGGATTCCCGGGAGCAATAATGGCAGAGGATAAAGTTGGACTTGTAGTCAAAGTTAAAGTCCACGGTGAACAACAACTCCGTAAACTCAAACGTGAAATAAATGGTCTCAACGACCACGTCACCCTGCTAAAAAATCGTGTCACTGCCAACCTCGACAGCATGGACATGAAATGGAAAAAACATTTTGACGGAGTCGACAAAATGGTCAAGATGATGGGTGGCGCCCTCACCAAATTCGTGGGTATGTCAGCAAAATTTGCTGCAGTACAACTTGGTGCGCTTGCTGCCGCTATGGTTGGTGTCCACGGAGCGTTTGTTCTTGGTAATGCAGCAATGAAAGCATTCCGATATATAGCAAAAGGTGTTGCAGCCGGACTAGCCTCCATCGCCGTCGCTGCTGGAACTGCAGCCGCCGCCATCAGGGAAAATCAAGCCGCAATGTTTGCCTATAAGAAGATGGGCAAAAACGAATTTGGTTCTGGAATGAATCAGGTTCGTCAAGAAATGCGCGCCATGGCTCGCGATACTGACCTTGCAGGCTTGAGTGCTAAAGATTTAAATTCTATTTATTCCGAAATATCAAAAAAGGGCGTCTATACACAGTCTTCTCAGGCTCTTGTTAAAAGTTTGATGGATTTTGGTGCTGCTGGTCAAGATGTTGCTCAGGGGGCGCAGGCTGTTGGTGCTTTGGTTGGGATGCTTCAAGACCCTAAGGCTACTTTTGCTCAGATTACTGCATCTGCCAAGGACCTTGGTCCTGCAATGGAGAATGCTCTTAAGGAAGCAAAGACCAAGGGCATTGATACTGTTGCTGAATTAAAAGGTGCGATCCTTGATGGAACATTGTCCGTCATAGGTGGCGTGAATGGTCAGTTCGCTGCTGTCAACGATACTCTTATCGGTCGCTTTAAGAAAGCAATGAATATTATTAAGGCTGACTTTGCTGATTTCGGTCAAATATTCTTGGGGCCTTCAAAAGATGCGTTGAGTGAAATTCAACATACTATTAGACGTACTTTGATTCAGGTCACTGGGACTATTACTACTTTTGGTAAGGGTTCCATGATGGATGGTCTTACTAGCGGTTTTGCAAAATTGGCTGATGGTTTTGCCAAGATGATCAACAATTATCTCCCTAAGGCTGAGGGGATGTTGAAGGGTATTAGTAGTTGGTGGAGTGATTTTAGAAATGGTTGGAATGATGTTTTAGATAGGACTCGTCCTTTTATTGATGCCGCCAGAGTTATTGAGAACATGATCAAGAATGCTTTGCAACCGTTGTTTAGTGAGTTCGGTAGTGCGATGGATAATACTCGTAATTTGATTCTTAATAATAAGCAAGCGTTTGAAGAGTTTGGTACGCGTGTTGGTGCATTTATTACTGAGTTTGGTCGGTTTGCTGGTGCTACTCGTGAAATTTTTGTTCAGGCGTTACCGTTTATTAATGATGCGGTTGAGGGGGCTACAAAACTTTTCCGTATATTCAATGATGTTCTCAATGCAGTTAGGCAAATTGCTGGTGTTGATAGTCCTGCTGGTGCTTTTGGTTTGGCGGGCGGCTTGATGGCTGCTGGTCGTGGTATGAAGAAAACTATTGGTGGTGTTGTTCCTGATTATGCGAAGATGCAGAAAACTCAGTTAATGAATGTTAATGCTGGTGTTGTTAATGTTGATGGTCCGGGTGGCGGTATGGCTAGTAGGACCGGTGGCGGCGGAGGTATTGGTGGTGGTGGTATTGCTGGTGGTGGCGGTGCTCGTAGCA